TTGACCTCACTAAGTTCGTCGGTGATCGCGCCAAAGCGTTCCTCGTATCCAGCGTGTTTCTCCCGGATAAAGCTAGTGTCAGCTTGTATCTGGTCAAGGACATCCTGAGCGGCTTTTTTTTCAGACATGGCGGTGTTGGGTTTTTCCTTACGGTGTATGTGCCTCGGCCAGTAGGCCGGTTGCTTTTTTGATTTCGAGTAGCATCGGCAGCAGGTCCTCGTCCCCTGCCTTCGTACTGATCTCCAGGGGCACATCTTCGGTATCCAGCGCGTCTTTGTCAAAGAGCGTCTTGATACCGCCGGGCATCGCCTTGAAGGCAGCGAGCGCGCGGGCAGCCCACGAGAGATAGGCCGTGCGGAACTGATCAATAGAAGTCGTGATGGCCGCGAGCTTTTCGGCGTCTGTCATCTCGGCGTCTTCCATCGCGTTTTCGAGCGCCTGACTCAGCGCATCGCTCATCTTCCACCGCTCGCGGCGTAGGGCGTCGCGCTGCATCACCTCGTCAAAGGTCGTGGCGAAGTCTTTCGTATCGGCGGCCTTCACGCCCTCGACCATCGCCTCGGTGTTCATCGGAAAGCCGGTGAGTGTGACTTCCCATACCTTGAGGGCGTCGAGATGACGGACGCCTTTGACGTGGCGGGCTTTCTTGGACAGGGTGTAGCCGATGGACATACCGACGGGCAGACCGGCGGCGTGCGCGTGCTTCAGGTCGGAATGGATTTCGCGCGCAACCTGCTTTTCGAGGTTGAAGAACCCCTTGACGCGTAGCCCCGTCTCATCCTCTGTCGCCTCGACGTAGCCCAACCGGGAAGTCAGGTGGAGATCGTGGTCAAGGTGGAGCGGGAAGCGTCCCCCGGTCTCGGCAATGGTGGCCTTGAAAGCGCCTGGCTCAACAATGTCGCGTCCCAGGTCTTTGATGCTCGTGACGGAGGCGTAGCCCTCGAAGGTGCCTTCGTCGGAGAGGGCCTTGATTTCTAGCGGCAGCGTGAAATGATCGTGCATCGCGTCGTGGTCTGATTGAGCCGGTCAACCGTTCACGCGAAAGGTGGGGTGGATGGGGAGAGGTGCGCACCCTAATTATTTAGGACGGTTATCTATTCGGACAGGGTTGATCTGCTATTCGGGCACAACTGATCTGCTATTCGGGCAGAGTTGATTACCTATTCTATCCACCCGTAGCAATGTGTCCCCAGTCAGTTTTAATTGTGCCGGGAAGAGGTGCTTATCTGTTTTTATCTGTGTTGTAAGTGTGTTTAGGTGTGTTTATCTGATGCGCGGGGCGAACAAGCCCCGCTTTGCTTTCTGACAGGCGATTAGCCAGTCCCCATCTTCATCGCAGGAATACTGAGACATTGTAAAACGAAGGGCGTCGAATTCGTGCCATTGGTAACTAAAATAATCAACGATCATTTCCATGTGATCACCCTGACCATATACCGGAATCCAGATGCCATCAAATACACGCGGGTTCTCTAAATATTGCCAATGATGCCGCCATTCGTGGGCTATCGTCGCCGGGATTGGGCTTAGTCCCATCGGATTTATTATGATTAGGCCCGTTGTTATACAGTCCTTGCCATAGGTCAATTCTGGATCGTACCCAGGTGGGGTATACATGCCGCCGTGTTCAAAGCCATCATCGAAACAGACCATCGGCTGTCCGGTGTGTTTGCGCAAAGACTGCGGCAGCCAGTTGGTTTCAAGCGAAGGGCGGGAGGCGAAATGTATCACCGCACCCACCCCGACGGTGATTCCGGGCATCGCTCAGGATGTGCTTTCATCGCGCTACTGTTTGGGTTTTATGACGACGTTCTTGACGCTCGACTCGCTCATCGAGAACTCAGTAGCAAGATACGCTATCGCGCCGAGTTGCCCCATCGCATCCCGGAGCGGCGGGTAGCACGTCCGGACGGAGAGATCCCGTACGGCCATGTCGATGCGGCCCCGTTCGTGGGGTTTCATCTTGAGCCATGCGGCCTGCTCATCGGCGGTCTTCTCCCGGTACACAGGCGGCGGCACGACGGGAAAGATCGAGCACCGGCAGCCAACCGTTTCGCGGGCCGGTGCGCGGGGGTCGCCGGGGAAACGCATCGAAACGCCGCCGACGGTGAACGACTCATTGATGCCGACCTCCTGCCCGTTGGCCTCTACGTGACTCTCCCGCGTGGCGCTGTCGAGCACGGATAGCCAGCCCTTGCCCGTCGCGCCGTACGAGGCGTAGGCATCCGTCAGGGTGTGGGCGTAAACCGGCGTGGAGGCCGTCTGCGCCACCGTAGCGGCTCGCCACGAGGACCAGTCATTGAACTGCGCACGGATCACACGGCTGATGTCGCGGCGGCTCGCACTCTGCGCCGTGCCCTCCCGCATGATCTTGCCCAAAACGCGCCGGGTCTCGGCATCGGTATTCTTGATGAGCGCGATTGACTCATCAAGCGTCGCGAGCGCACCCGGCGAGATCGCGAACGCCTCTGGTACGCCCGCACCCATGACGATACCGCCGGCGCTGAGCCCCTCCTCGGCAATAGTCACAAGCAGGGCGCGCGCTGTCGTATCGACGAACGTTTCAAACGCAGCGGCGCCGAGTAGTATCCAGAGCCACTGCGGCGACCATCCTTCCGCCTCGGCGGAGGCCAGCACGTCGTCGAGGTTGGCCTCTACCTCGGTGGCCTGCCGCTGGTACTCCTGCCCCAATGCCTCAATGAGCGGGGCCTCAACACCGGCGCGGGCGCTCGTCAGGGCGTCGGTGAGGGCTTCAGCTTCGCGATCCGACAGCGCCTTCGTGGCGTCGTAAGAAGAAAGCGCGCGTACGTGTCGGTCGGTGAGTAGACTCATTCATTTGCTACGGCAAAGTTGTGGCAGGCAAAATGGTTGGGCTCCCCCACCGCTCTCCCACCACCCTCTTCAATTCTGCATGTGCGGTTGGCTTGTCATCACCAGGCCAAACCGTGAAGCCCGTCGTTCCGCACCACAATATCCTGACGGCTACTTTTAACGTGCTTACTATGAAGATCGCCTCGTCAATAGCGTCACCCATTTTCGCTCCAGGCCATACGCCTAGCTCTAAAAAGGTTGCTGGTTCCCCGGGTTTAGTGGACTCCGGTTGACCCTTTAAGGTGTTCATTATAGCACCCCATGATTAAGTGCCGGAATCGTAAAGTCACGTAGGCGCTTCCGTTCGTTCGTGCGCCACGCTTCAAGCCCGCCGTGCTTGCTCTCGTCCGGCCTTCCGGCGCTGCGCTGCGCGTCGAAGACGTAGACACCCTCCTCGTCCGTGCCGGGCGTGAGGCCGACGTGCTCCTGCGCCTGGGCGCGGTCCATAAAGCCGGACGTGAATCCCGTGCCAGCCTGTTCGTAGAGCGGCGTCCGGTCCTGCTGAAGGCAAGAGATGCCCGAAAGATCAAACCAGAGGTACAGATCGCCATCGCCGCCCCGGTCGATGAGCGAGCGCGTCATCGCATCGCAGAACCGGATCGCCAGCGGAATCACGGCCTGCGTGTAGCCGGTCTTCTCGGCCTGCTCGAAGTTGGCATACGTCAGAGAGCCGGGTATGCCCGCGAGTTGGGCCGGCCATTTATAGGCCGAGCAGATCTCGATGGCCGATAGCTTTTTGCCTTCGAGGTAGTCGAGTTCGACCGCCGTGGAGCCGAAGCGGTGAACGTCGATGCCTTCGCTCGCGCGGGTGACAAACGGCTTGCGGGCTCCAAAGCGCGGCATCGCGTAGTCATCGAGTGCCAGCCGGAGGGCGTCTTTGTCGTCTGTCGATGCGCCGCCCTTCATGTTGATCCAGGTGTCGATGACGCCCCGGTTCTGAAGCACCGACGCGTTCCAGACGGAGGCAGCGTTGTGCTGGTCTACCTCCATCGCAGCGGCGTGAAGGGGCGAAAGGCCGTAGAACGCATCGCGGGGGTTGAAGAGTTTGGCGTGGGATATTTTCTCTTCCGGCACGTCCGGCCCCTTGTCGTAGCGGTAGCCGCTGACGGGTTCGGCTGCGTTGCCGGCAATGATCTCGACTTTGTCGGGTCGCCACGGCCATAGCTCAAGGGGGTCTCCCGCCGGGCGCTGCGGACCACCGGCGCTCTCACGTAGCGGCGAGTAGACGTAGCTGTTACCGCTGATCAAGAGGTACTTGCCCCATGCTTCGCGGTATTCGTAGCCGCTCATCGAGGGGTTGGGGCGCTTCAGCAGGTGGAGGGCCGGGTGATCGCCGGCATCTTCCATGTCTTTGCCGGTGCCGCGTGCTACGAAGAACGTCAGGGCAGCGAAGCGGTCCACGATGCCGTCGATGACGGAGGTGACGATGGGGTTTTTTTCGTAGCCTTCCTCGGCCAGCTTTTCGTAGTCGAGCGGCGTCCAGATGGGGCGGCCCGGCCCGACGCGGCGTAGTTCGCTTTCGAGATGCGGGCTGGCCTTGCTGAGCAGCCAGTAGGCGAATCGGCTTGAAAAACTCATAGGTGTCAGGCTATGCGTTCAAAAGAATAGGCCCGCGCAACGTGCCGGGCGATGGCCTGCACAAACACGTCATTTAAATCCAGGTCGCCCGATCCGTCCAGAAGCTGCGTCTTTGTTACGTTCATCAGCCCCTGCCGGTCCCCATGAAGGAATTTAACGATTAGCGAGGCATGAACCAACACACGCGGCTGCGGGGTGTCAACATAGGGCATCACAGCCCCGGCGCGGCTGTACTTGTCGCCCCCTGTCACCTGGACTTCCGAGACGGGAAGGCCTTGCGCCTGGAGTAGCTGGACATCACTCTTGCCGCTGGCCTTCGCCTCTACGTGATGAGGCCCCGGCAAGGATCGCATCCACCTCAGCCGAGCGGGGGCTTCGACCCAGCGCCAATCGAGATCCGTGATGTAGACATGACGTGGCACCTTCCACGCCATGCCCTGCCCGTGTTCGCCTAGCTGGAGAATCTCTATCGTCTCCGGGTGGCGACACGACTGAAGTTGCGCTGTGGCGCTGTTGGCCTCTTTCGCCGTATAGGCCGTATCCCAGTCGCGCCCTCTGTTGAGGCAGCCCGGCGGCAGATCATCGATGGGGTCGCCCGTCTCGGTGCCGTAGGTGCCGAACCACGCCTCGTCCCAGAAATCGCCGTGGGCGTGCGTGGCGCGTTGCTGGCGGTGGGCATCGCAGTAGACGCCGGCGGCTTTCTGAAGCGCACGGACTTCTTCGAGCGTGAAGCGCGACCGTGCCAGGGGCTCGCCTATCTCGCGCGGGTCCTCTTCAAGCGTACACGTCGGCGGGAGTCCCATTGGACCGTCATAGGTGCCGAGGGGTTCGTTGGATTTTATCTCAT